ATTTAGAAGCACCTTTTAAAAATTGGTGTATTGGAGTAGGTAAACCTAAAGATTTAGGATTATATTTAAAAGCAGCTCCTTTAGTTATTTGGAAGAAAAACGCATTAGGAGCGTGGAGTGAATTTGTAGAGATATTTGGTAGCCCTATTAGAATAGGTAAAACTAATACAAGAGATGAAGAAACTCGTGCAAATATGGAAACAATGCTTAGAAATATGGGTGTAGCTTCTTATGGCGTGTTTGATACTGATGATTTAATTGAGTTAGTAGAAAGTAACCGTTCAGATGCTTATAATGTGTTTGACATGATGATACAACGTTGTAATTCTGAAATTAGCAAACTTATTTTAGGGCAAACAGGGACATTAGATGAAAAAGCCTATGTAGGCAGTGCAGAAGTACAAGAACGTGTTTTAAAAAATGTAGCTTATAACGATGAATTTTTTATTGAAGGAGTTTTAAACTATCAATTAGTACCTATGATGACACGTTTAGGTATATTTCCTGAAGGTGTTAAGATAACGGTTAAAGCTGAAGATGATTTAACTTTAATTGAACAATCTAAAATTGATATTGAATTAATTAAGACCGGTAAATTTACTTTCACTCCAGAATATTTAGAAGAGAAGTATGGAAGTGAAGCTATACCAGTAATAGAACAAAATACAATTCAAAACGTATCAAATAGTTTAAAAGACATTTATAGTTAATGTGTGATTTTTGCGGAATACAAAACATATCAAAACCACAAATAGCGTTATTTTCTGAAAATGAAATTAACGATTTATTGTATTGGGTTAAAAATGGTATTGTAACACTTGATAATTTTTACTATCCTTTATATTCTAAGACAGCAGAAGAACTAACAAAGTATCTTTATAAAGGTTACGGAAATAATATAGATGAATTTCAATTTGGATCTGAAGATTATGAAATGCTTTTTGATTTAAGAGAAAACTTATATATATTTTCAGCAGCTAAACAGTACCAATTTTTAAGAGAATTACTATCTTTAAAAGATTATGATAATGAAGCTAAAGCAGTATATTTAAAGTATTATGATGATTATTTATCTATTGAGTTAGATTCAACTGAACAAGTTGCTATTAATGTAAAAAACTGGTTAAAAATAGGTAAAGATGCTGAGTAAGTATAGTGGATATTTAGAGTATTTAACTAAGCAGGATGCCAAGGTTAGGCAAGAACACGCCTTACTAAACGGTGTTATTAAAAAACAAACAGATGTATTTTGGAACGAATACTACCCACCAAATGGGTATAATTGCAGGTGTAGAGTATTGCCTATTTATGGAGAAAATGTAGTTTCAACTAATACAATAGGATTAAATTTACATAAAAACGTTCCTGAAATATGGAGGTTTAACGCTGCTAAAGAAAAGAAAGTATTTAGTAAAAAGCACCCATATTTTAAGGTTGCATTAAAAGATAAAGAAAAAGCTAAAAAGAATTTCGGTTTACCTTTACCAAAAAAGAAAGAATAAAATGGCATTTAACGAAGCTCGTAAAATAACTAAGAAACAACAAGAAATGTATGTTGCGGTTAATGCTATGAGAACTTATATGAAAAAAGAAGCATTAAACCATTCTAAAAAAGCATTTAATGATGAAGGTTTTACTAATAATACGTTAATAAAATGGAAGCCATTAAAACGTAAAAGAGAAAGACCATATACTAATAATAAAATATTAAATAAAACTGGAGCATTAAAAAACTCACTAAAAGTAAAGGTAAAAACAACCAAATTAGATTATAGTATTAATGTTTATTCTGATAAAATTTATGCTGATATTCATAATTACGGTATGTATGGTAATGCTTTTGGTAGAAAACGTTTTAAGATGCCTAAACGTCAATTTTTAGGTTATAGTAAAGTTTTAGATAGAAAATTAGAGTCTTATTTTAGAAATAGAATTAATAAAATATTCAAATGATAAATAATTTAATAGGCAAAGGAAACGTGAACCAACAATTAACTTGTAGTTGTTATTATTTTACTCATATACTGATAAATAAAAATAATTTAGGTTTAAACTATTGCCAGATATTTTATTTTGGGCTTAATTAAGAAACAATTTAATAAATAATTTGTATATTTGCATTAATGGAATACAACGTGGATTCAATACTTATTAAAAACAATATATCATTAGATGAGTTTAATAATATATTTAAAGAATCTACATTTTTTGATGTGATTAGAAATAAAATTGGATTTGGTAATACAAATAGAGTAATATATTTATATATTTAATTTGTATATTTGCATATTATGACAGAAAAAGAATATAAAGAAAAACTTACTCTTGTTAAAAAGTGTATTTTATTTATGGTCGTTTCAATTATTTTATTTTTAGTTATTTATATTAATGTCTAAACTAACTTTATATAACTCATTAAAAACTGATTTAACTGCTATTAGTGGAGTTAAAAAGGTTTTCTTATGGAATAATCAATTAGAGAGAGAGAGCGAAGAAAATGCTTTCTTATATCCTGCAATTGGTATTGAGTTTTTACCTAGTAATTATACAGATAAGGGCAAATTAGCAGTATCTCAACAATATGATTTAACAGTACGTTTACATATTTGTTTTGAATCTTATAAAGATGAAGATACAACTATTTTAACATTAGCAGATACAGTTTGGCAAACAGTACATAATAAACAATACGGTACTTTTGGTAAGTTATTAAGACGTAATGAAGAACAAAACTTTGATCATCCAAACGTACAAGATTACATACAAGATTACGCTACTTCAGGTAATGATAATCAAACACAAAATACTACTTTAGAAACATTAACACCTAACTTAACTACTGAAATAGTAGCTCCAGACGAAATATAATGGCAAGGTCAATACAAACAATAGTAGCATTATTAGATGCTGAACAAGCAAATCAAACAGATTTAAGTACTTTAAATAGTACTTCTAATTCTGCTATTTATACATTATGGAAATATATTGTAGCTACACAAATGTATTTACAAGAAACACTTTGGGACATATTTAAACTAGATATAGAAGCTAAAATTAAAGCTGCTGCTGTTGGTTCTGCTGCATGGTTACAATCAAAAGTTTTAGAGTTTCAATATGATTCAGTTACTCCACAAGTTTTAACAGTTGGTAGTGATTTTTCTATTAATTATACAACAGTAGATACTACTAAAAGAATTATTACACGTTGTGCAGTAAATAGAACTTCACAAAGAACCGTTTTAGTAAAAGTTGCTAAGTCAGAACCTCCTGTTGCTTTATCTGCTCCAGAATTATCTTCTTTATCTGGTTATTTAGATGATATTTGTTTTGCTGGAGTTAATTATATCGCTAGTTCTTTAGCTTCTGATAAATTATATTTAAAAGCTGAGATTTTTTTTGATGGTCAATATGCTTCAACAATTTCTACAAATGTATCTTTATCTATTAATAATTATTTAGCTAATTTACCTTTTGATGGTAAGGTAAAAGTAATGGGATTAATAGACGCTATTCAATCAACAGAAGGAGTTACAGATGTATTAATACAAGATTTAGCTATTAGAACAGACGCTACTGCATTTGCAAGTAAAACATATTTAGTACAAGGTAATACAACTTTGATACCATTATATCAGTTAAGTGCTGGTTATATTGTTGAAGAAACTACTTCAGGAGAAACATTTGCGGATAAATTAACTTTTACAGCTCAATAATGTCAATATATAATTATGATAATGAAATAGTAGCAGAACAGTTAACGCCTCCTGTTTTAAGAAATCCTAAAATGTTAGGATGGCTATATACTTTAACATATGCTATTCAAAATAAATGGAGTTTAATTTTTGAAGATTATAAAACTGGTAGTACTTATTCTGATTGGAATTTATTAACTACTTATTCGGTTAAAGATAGAGTTTTATGGACTGATAAAAGTATTTACGAATGTATAAAAGCAACTTTAGCAGGTGACGCTCCTTATGATGCTGAATATTGGGTTAAAGTAAATGATTTATTTATAGGTACGGATGAACGTATAAAATATAAATCACAAAAATTAATTTATGAATTAGCTTTAAATACATTCTTTAAAACAACTGGTATTTTTATAACTAATAATTTTGTAAATGCTAACACTAATTTTGTAATGGGTGGCAGCAGTTCTACATCTTCTGTAATGCCATTAAACAGTATTAATCAAATTGACTACATGGGTTATTCACCTTATTATTTAATTTATCCTTATGATTATACTATAAATTTTCCATTAGCCGATTTTACAGCATTAGGAACTGCTACAGAAGCGGATTTAATTATAAAAAACTTTGCAGATAAATATAATCTACATGGAATGCAATATAATATAGCAACATTTACATAATATATAATGAAAAACATAGACATATCACAAATAGTTGAGCCAACGGCACTACAACCATTCACAGCTAATTCACTTAAATTTTTACAAGATTATAATACAGAAGATAAAGCTGCCATTATAAAAGCATTAGTAATAACTAATTTAGGTTCATATTCATTAACAGTTCCTTATGTAATTAGTGGATGTACAGTAAGTGATTCTGGTAAAGATGTTACTGCTGGAGAAATTTTTTATGGTGGCGCTTTCTATGAAACAACTGCTATAAATGGAACTACTAATATAGCTAGATTTATAAAAACAAAAACACAAGATGCAGTAGCAGATCCTTTAATATTTACAGACAGTTCATCTAAATCAGTTCACGATATTTTTAAATACGTTGGCACAGATGTAGCAAGTGGTGGAGATTTTACATCTGCTAATCTAGTTAGCTTATATGGGACAAGCGTTAATGTTCAATATACAGACGCTACAAGTACAATTACAGGAACTTCATATGCAGATATAACTGGATTTTCTCATACAATTACAGTAGCTGGTAAATATGAAATAACATTAAAAACAAATGCTGTATTGGATGAATCTACTGGTGGTGGTGGTGGAACATCGATAGTAGGACAAGGTGAATTTAGATTATGGAATGATTCAGATTCAGTTGAATTAGATTATACTAGCTGTAAAAATAGATTTGATTTATCTGGAGCGTTAGGAGTACCTGTATATAGATTAAATACAGACAATACAGTTGTTTGCACTTGTTTAGTAGATTTAACAGTAGGTAAAGTAATAAAAGCACAAGTTAAAAAAACAAGTGGAGTAAATGTAGTTTTAAATAGCTCTAAATTTATTATAAAGAAGATTGAATAATCTTTTCTTTTTTTTGATAACCGTTTGAGTACGTTGTTATCCTAATAGTTAAACCTTCATTATTTGAGGGTTTTTCTTTGCCATAAATATCGTAATATTTAACATTAACTATTTCATTTTTATCATATTCTTTAATGCCAACAGTAGAACGAATATAAAATGGTTTATAGTTTCCAATAGTTGCATTAGAATAAACACGAGCATTGCCAGTCCCCATAATTGGAAGTATTTTAACTTTATGTATAAAAGTTCCATTACCATTATGCGTAAGCATCATACTAGATGAATACATACAATCTTGTAAATATGTAGAAGTCCATAGCTGCAAACGGCTCATTCCATTACTACCATTATTAGCTGTTTTAGTAAATACAATACTAATAGTATCATTTACATTAACGGTATCAGTTACACTAATTATTGTAATATAATCAGTTAATTGAGCATTACATAAGTTGCTTATTAATACTAGTATTGTTATTAATTTTTTCATTTTAATTTTATTTTATCTATTAAATATTGTTTTAATGCTTTAAAGTCTAAAGTACTTGCGCTAATTGGCAAAGCATCCATTATAGCATAATGTATTTCTATAATCTCTTTAGCTGTTGATGCTTCAATTTTTCTTTTATTAATACAATCGTTTAAAAACTTATTCTTAGTTTGAGATTGAAGATAAGTTGTAACTCTTACTTTATAAACTTCTTTTTTATAACTTAAAATAGCTTTACGCTTATCTGTTAAACTTTTTTCTTCTCGTTTACTCATTTAGTTGTAACAATAGTATTATAGTAGCAAATATAGTAATTAATTTTGTATAATGGATTTTAAGTACATAAAAAATATTAGTGAAGGTGAAGGAACTATTTTACTTTATAGTCAAATAGGGGATTCTGTTGATGCTAGTGGTAATTATGTAAGTGGTATTTCAGGAAGTGCTTTTGCCTATGAAATGCAGTATTTACAAGATAAATGTAGTAAAATTAAGGTAAGAATTAACTCTATTGGTGGCTCTGTATTAGATGGTTACTCTATTGTTTCTGCTATCCTTAATTCAAAAGTCCCTTGTGACACTTATATTGATGGTTTAGCTGCTAGTATTAGTGGTGTAATTGCAATGGCAGGTAAAAAGTGTTACATGGCGGATTTTGGAACTTTGATGCTACATAATCCAAGTGGAGTTAATGATAAAGATGTTTTAGACTTAGTTAAAAACACTTTAGTTACAATTTTTGAACAACGCACAAAATTAACTGCTGAAGAAATATCTATTATGATGGATAAAGAAACATGGTTAGGAGCTAATGAAGCTATGAACATGGGATTGGTAGATGAAATTGTAATAAGCTCAAAAAAGATTAAAATACATAAAACAGAAAGCCTTAGTAATATGGCTATAATTTATAATAAAATCATAAACAAACCAAACATGGAAAAAATACAAAATGTATTGAAACTATCCAATGAAGCGGATGAAGCGACTATTGTTGCTGAAATCGAAAAAAAGGATACTGTTTTAGCAGAGATGGTAGCTGAAAACGAAGCATTAAAAGAGCGTTTGAAGGTTATCGAAGAAAAAGAATTAGCAGAAAAAGAATTAGCTGCTGAAGAGTTAAAAAACAAAGCTATTGAATTAGTTGAAAATGCTATTAAAGCTAAAAAGATTGCAGAAGATGAAAAAGATTCTACTATTGAAATGGCAGTTAATAACTTTGAATTTGTAGCTAATATGATTAGTAAAATTAATAACGTTAAAGATGCTGTTAAAGTATTTGAAGTTAAAAATGTATCTAATAACGAAGAGCGTAGTGATTGGACTATTAGAGATTGGGAGAAAAAAGATCCTAATGGATTAGTTAAAATCAAAAACGAAACTCCAGAAATTTACACTGAAATGTTTAATCAATTCTATAAAAAATAAAAAACAACATGAAAAAAATCCTATCATTATTGGCATTTGTAGCAGTATTATCTGTTAATGCTCAAACAACTAAAGTAATTAACTATCCATTTGGTGCTGCACAAGGCTTCACTTGCGCTACTTCTGGAACTGTTGCAGTTACTATTTCTAATCAAATGGCTTATGTAAGTGCTGTACCTACATTAACTGCTGCTGCAACTATTAGCTTAACTGCTGCTAGTTCATTAAAAGCTGGTGCAATGGTTTTATTAACAGTTAAAACAAATGGCACTGAGGTTACAACTTTAGGAGGGTCGGTATTAGCTCCTGCTGTAACTGGTGTAGCTGGTAAAACATGGTCACAAGCATACCTATACAATGGTGCAAATTTCTACCCTTGTGGTGCTAAAATTCAAGTAGATTAATAAATAAAAATAATAAAACAATAAACTTAAAAACTAAAAATCATGGCATTAGACAGAGAACAATGGTTATCAGATATTCAAGAGAACCTTTTTAAAAACAACGCAATTATTAATCGTGCAGTAAATCACGATGGATTTGTAAACTACAAAACAGTTCACGTTCCACAAGCTGGATCAAATCCAACTATTACAAAAAACTTAGGTTCATTCCCTGCAACTATCTCTCAAAGAACTGATAGTGAATTAACTTATTCAATGGATACTTACTATGTTGAGCCTATCCATATTGAAAGAGGTCAGGAAACTTCTTACATCTCTTATGATAAACGTATGAGTGTTTTAAATCAACAATTAAACACTTTAGAAGAAGTTATTACTAACCATGCTTTATATAAATGGGCTCCTGCTGGTGCTGGAACTTTTGTTAAAACAACTGGTTCTGCTGTAACATCAGCATTAGCTCCATCTGCTACTTCTACACGTTTGGCAATTACTTTAGCTGATATTTTATCTGCAAAAGCAAAATTAGATGAAGCAAACGTACCACAAGAAGGTCGTATTTTATTAATGCCATCTTCTATGTATAACGGTCAATTATTAGCAATTGCTGATGTTTATCAATTCCAATCTTATGGCGTTTCTGCTTTACCTTCTGGTGTTGTTAACCGTATTCATGGTTTTGATATTATGATTCGTTCTACAGTAGTTGTTTATGATAATACAGCTACTCCAATATTAAAAACTGTTGCAGATGGTACAGGCGCACCTAGTTCTCCTGCTTCAACTGATAACTTAGCTTGTTTAGCTTACCATCCTTCATTTGTTGCAAATTT